GTATATGATGAACCTATCAACCGTGGTAAGAGAGGTGGAGAGATATATGAAAACCCAATAGACAAACACAATTATTCGATTACAGTTGACGTTGCAAGGGGAGTGGAGAAAGATTACTCTGCTTTCATTGTCTTTGATACCACAGAGTTTCCTTATAAAATTGTTGCAAAATATAGGAACAACACTATCAAACCTATGTTGTTTCCAAATGTAATTCTAGATTTTGCTAAAGCATATAATAACGCATACGTTCTATGTGAAGTAAATGATATAGGAGATCAGATAGCATCTATACTTTTCTATGATATGGAATATGAGAATGTTCTGATGACTGCGATAAGAGGTAGGGCTGGACAAGTATTAGGTCAAGGATTCTCTGGTAGTAAGGTACAACTAGGAGTGAAAATGTCTAAGACTGTAAAGAAGATAGGTTCACTTAACTTGAAAACACTTATAGAATCAGATAAACTTTTAATTAAAGACTACAATATCATTGCAGAGTTGACTACCTTTATTGAAAAGAACAACTCATTTGAGGCAGAAGAAGGTTGTAATGATGACCTTGCTATGTGTCTGGTTATATTTGCATGGCTAATAATGCAAGATTACTTTAAAGAAATGACAGATGATGATGTAAGAAAGAGAGTATATAATGACCAGAGAGATCAGATAGAAGCTGACATGGCACCTTTTGGATTTATTAGTGACGGTGTAAATGAAGAGACATCATTTGTAGATGATCAAGGCGATAGATGGAATTTAGATGAGTATGGCGATAGATCATATATGTGGGATTACCTGTAATGGACTTAGATGAACCAGTACTGTTTTTACACGAAAGAAAATGTAGAGTATGTGGCAAGACTTATTCATTGACAGAAGGATTTTACCTTACTAGAAAGAGTAGAGGAGAAAAACCATCTTCATATTCATATGAATGTAAAACTTGTACTATTGATAGAGTAAAAACTAAAAGAAAGAGTAACAAATTAGACATATATCCAGACTGGTAGGAGGTTCATGCACCGTTTCCCCAGTGGAAAAGCAGTAAATTCTAAATAATAACAGAGAAAACAACTGAGATCTTCGAGGAACACTAACATGGCGCTTAATCTAGTATCTCCAGGCGTTAAGGTAAGAGAGGTAGACCTAACCGTAGGAAGAATAGACGGTATCAACGATCAGGTTGGAGCTATTGCAGGACCTTTTGCAAAGGGACCTGTCAATGAACCAGTCTTAATCGAAACAGAGGCCGACTTACTTGCAACGTTTGGTAAACCATACTCTGCTGATGGACAGTACGAGTATTGGATGTCTGCATCTTCATTCCTATCATACGGTGGAGTGTTGAGAGTATTGAGGAGTGGCAATGACATGCTATCCAATGCCAACGCACCTGTAGGTGTTGCAATCACCAACCTATCTGTCAAGTCACAGGAAGATTACTACAACAACTTCAATAACCTTGCACAAGAGTTCTTATATGCTGCAAGATCACCTGGCTCATGGGCTAACGATCTTAAAATTTGTACTATTGACTCTATTGCAGATCAAAGAGTTTCAATCGGTACTGATGGACTTGCTGTTGGATTTGCAGTTACTGCTGGATTTTCAACTAGTGTCGCTGCAGTAGATGGTACTGTTGGTATTGAAACAGGTTATATCAAAGGAATTATTACTGGTATTAACGAAGGATCAGTTGATGTTAAGATTGTCGCAAAACACGACGTAACTAATGATGTGTGGACTGCCATTGATTACGAAGAGGGATCAGATACTGCATCTTTCCAAGGATATGACATTGCAATATACAACGACAACATCTCAGCTGACTCATCAGTAAACCACCCTAACCGTTTGAAGATATTCAATACAAGTGGTAACTCAGTATCAGTAGAAAGAACTAAGTTCCAAGCTGAAATCGGTCTTGGTGCTACAACTATCTCATTCGGACCTGACTTCAATACACTTAAGTCTGCACCTGGCGATACTATTAAGTCTCTTAACGGAACTTACTCTGGTACTATCGTTTCTTATGCAACAACTGGTGGACTATCTAATGTCATCATGGATACTCAGGCAACTGTTGCATTTGCGAACACATCGTTTATTGTTAAGTCTGGTGTTGATAGTGGAATCTACCTAAGAGAGGGTAACACTATTACTGATTGGTACAACCATCAAACTCTAGGACTTACAAACAGCACTGTTTACTGGAGTCAAATTGCAGATCGTCCTTCTACATCTGAATACGCTAAGGGTAGAAGTTCCAGATATGACGAGATGCACCTTGTAGTTGTAGATGACACAGGTAAAGTAACTGGCTCATCTGGAAACGTTTTAGAGAAGTGGGTAGGATTATCAAAGGCAACAGACGCTAAGGTATCTCCATCTACAAACATCTACTATAAAGACTACATTGCACAGTTCTCTAACAATGTATTTGTTGGTGCTGCACAAACTGGTATTGGTCTAAAACATTCAATGTTGAGTGGATACACTATTGATGAAAGTGGTGTTTGGTCACAAGAAACTCAGGGCGTTACATTCAACGGTTCTGGTCCTAAGATCTTCTCACTTGCAAACGGAAACGATTACGGTGGAGATGGTAGATTTGTCTGTTCACTTGGAGAAGTTGTCAAGTCATACACTGTTCTTGATAACCCTGCTGAGTATTCAGTTAACTTCCTTATCCAAGGTCCTTCAAGTGGAAACTCAATCTACGAAGCACAGGCTAAGGCAAACAAACTACTAAGTATTGCATCTACTAGAAAAGATTGTGTTGCATGTATTTCACCATACAGAGCTGGAGTTGTTGGTTTAACTAACTCAGATACACAGACTTCAAATATTGTTGCTTTCTACGATACATTACAGTCTACTTCTTATGGAGTATTTGATTCTGGATACAAATATACATTTGACAGATTCAATAATACATTTAGATATGTTCCATTAAATGCAGACATTGCTGGATTGATGGCAAGAACATCTATTAATTCATTCCCTTGGTTCTCCCCCGCTGGAGCTCAAAGAGGTGCAATTAATAATGCACTTAAACTTGCTTACAACCCATCTCAAGCACAAAGAGATATTCTCTATCCTAAGAGAATTAACCCTGTAGTGTTCTCACCTGGCGCTGGCATCGTATTATTCGGTGACAAGACTTCACAGAAAGAGGCATCTGCATTTGACAGAATCAACGTCCGTCGTTTGTTCTTAACAATCGAAGGAACTATCGAGAGGGCTGCAAGATCACAGTTATTTGAATTTAACGATGATCTTACAAGAACAAACTTCTTGAATATTGTTGAACCATATCTTCGTGATGTTAAGGCTAAGAGAGGTATTTCCGACTTCGTGGTCATCTGTGATGAAACCAATAACACACCTGATGTTATTGATGCAAATACCTTTAAGGCAGACATCTTCGTGAAGCCTGCACGTTCTATCAACTTCATCGGACTAACATTCGTTGCAACTAGAACTGGCATCAGCTTTGACGAAGTAGTTGGTTCCGCCTAACTTTACTAAATACACCGAAGAGGACTTAAAGAAATGGCAACTAAAAATGCGCCTGGATTAGATACAAGAACCATTGACGACTTTAAATCGAAGCTCGTCGGTGGTGGTGCTCGCCCGAATCTGTTTGAGGTAGAATTAGTTTTCCCTCAAGGATTGGCAGAGCAAGCTGCAGAAGAAAGAGGTAGATTCCTTGTTAAAGCTGCAAACCTCCCTGCATCGAACATCAACGTAATTGATGTTCCTTTTAGAGGAAGAAATCTCAAGATTGCTGGAGACAGAACATTTGATGTTTGGACAATCACTGTTATTAACGACACTGATTTCCTTATCAGAAATGCTTTCGAGAGATGGATGAACGCTATCAACAAGCATGACAATGCTACTGGAGAAGTAACACCTTCTGATTATCAGACAGATATGTATGTTAACCAGATCGGTAGAGCTCCTGTTGCACAAGGGTTTGGCGGATCACAAACAGATCAACAGAAATTACCTATACTTAGAAAGTATAAGTTCCACGGAACTTTCCCAACTAACGTTAGTGCAATTGAACTTTCATATGATCAGACAGATTCTATCGAAGAGTTCACAGTTGACCTACAAGTTCAGTGGTGGGATGTTTTTGATGGTGAGAGTCTTCCACTATTAACAAACAAATCAATTGATTCAACAGGTCCAGACGCAGACTTCAGCACACAGTAAAGACATAATCTAAAACTTGTGTTATAATATAAGATAAATAACTGGGACAGCCCAGTAGAAGTGAGTTAATGGCTAAATTATTTGGTTTTAAAATAGAGAAAGACGACGACCAGAATAAGGGTGTCGTCTCTCCTGTACCACAGTCTAACGAAGACTCCTCGGACTACTATGTTTCGAGTGGTTTCTATGGGCAGTACGTTGATATTGATGGTGTATTTAAGTCAGAATTTGAGTTAATAAAAAGATATAGAGAGATGGCATTACATCCAGAAGTGGACTCTGCCATTGAAGATATAATAAACGAAGCAATAGTTTCTGATCAGAATGATTCTCCTGTCGAAATCGATTTGGAGAATCTTCCAGCATCTGCGAAGCTTAAAGATTTAATTAGAGAAGAGTTCAAGAAAGTAAAAGAAGTTATTGGATTTGATAATAAGTGCCATGAGATATTGAGAAACTGGTATATTGATGGTAGAATATATTATCACAAGGTAATTGATATTCAGAAACCAGAAGAAGGACTCAAAGAAGTAAGATATATCGACCCACTAAAAATTAAGTTAGTAAGAAAATTAAAAACTGACCCTACTCTAAACGGAGCAATAAAAAGAGTCAATGCAAATAATCCCGCTGACGTAGAAACTCCTGAGATAGAAGAGTATTACCAGTATGATCCTAGTGCAACTCAGAGTAAAAATGCTCTAGGTGCTATTGGTCAAACTCCTTTCTCTACTAAACAGAGACCAGTAAAGATTGCACCAGATGCCATCACATTCTGTCACTCAGGTTTAGTTGACAGGAACAAA